TTAAAACTCTTACAACTCTATTTGAAGTGGTTGACGATGTAAAAGGCCACAAAGTAGATGGTAAAGTTAATTTATCAGAGTTATCTTATCAAGAGTTAAAAAAGATGGCATCAGAAAAAGGTATTAACACTTACAGGAAAGGAAAAGACGATTTAATCGCAGAATTGGAGGCTTAAAATGTCTACCGTAAGAGAAGAAATATATAACAAAATACTTTCACTTCTTGACCAGTACACTGAAGATGGTGTTCCGATTTCAGAAGAAGATAACATAGATGTAGAGAAAAAGACTATCGAACTTACTGATATGGCACAAAAGGAAATGTGGAAGTACAACAAGAATACGAAACAAATTGAAATCACCAATACAGCTGATGAAAATAGATTAGGTATACTTTCTGATATGGATTATGTTGATTTTGAAGGAGAAACACAGTTCTACCCTAACGAAAGGGGTGTGGATAGAGTTCAAGGTTATTCAATTCAAGTTACAGAAGGCGCTAGTGATAACGCTACACTTACTTACCAAGAGAATGTAGCTGGAACATGGGTTGATTTAGTCACAATAACACCTACTGGTATTACTTCGATAACGACTTATAAAGGCGTTTTAAATGTTTCTGATACTAGCAATAGAGTTAGACTTAAAATTGAAGGTACGGAGCATTTTATACACGTTAACAGGGCTTTGTGGAAGTTAAAGTATAAACCTGAGTTAGTTCCTACTTATGAGCCTTGGGTTAAATATGATTTACCTGAAGATTTCAACGCGGTAGATATGGTTGTAGAAGAGTTTCCAACGAGACAATATTCGCAATCACCTAATTATAAAATTGAAAACTTTAGGGATTTTTACTACAATTTCTACTTTGAAGGCAAGATAAGAGTTACTTACAAGCCTGTTCCTGTTACAATCACTTCATTAGATGACGAGTTACAGTTAGATACAACTTTTGCACAAACTATTATCTATGATGTTATTTCAAAAATAGGTTTTTATGAAAACACAGACTTAGTTAACTGGGCTGAAAGTAGACGTCTGGAAAATAAAGAAGAGGCCACATCTGACGAACCATTAAGCGCAGAGGTATTAACAGACTTTTACGGAGGTGGTCATTAATGGCTAGAGCAAGTTTTCAAAAACCTCCTAAACCTATTGAAATTAGTAAGTTTTTAGGAATTAATGAAGCAGTAGGAGAAACAGAGTTAGAAGTAGGCGAAGCTTTGGTATGTGACAACTTTAGAATTACAAAAGACTACAAAGCACAGAAGCGTCCAGGACACCATAAGTTTATTAATTTCGGCGCAGGTAATGTGCAAGCGGTAGCTTATTTTACAATAGAAGGAAAAGACATACTGTTAACGTGTTGGAATGGGCAAGTGTACGAGTACGATATGTCGATAGATACAGATACAATTGAAATAGCTGATTTAATTACAGAAGGAACGGTTACTATAATCGGATCTATCACAGATTTTAAAACTAGTATATTTTGGTTCGATAGTAAAATTTACTTCTTAAACGGAGTTGATTACAAAGAGTATGACGGTACAACTTACCAAGATGTAGACCCTTACATTCCTACAATTGCATTGAACGCACCTCCTGCTGGTGGTGGCACATTGTTCGAGGAAATCAATTTATTGACTGGCAAGAAAATACAAACGTTTGTAGGTGATAACGCATCAACACTATACCAGTTGGCCGAAACTGACATAGATGCAGATTTATTAGTGGTTACAGTAGGAGGTGCAAGTCAAACCGAAGGAGTTGACTTTACAGTTAATAGACCGCTAGGTCAAGTTACATTTACAGTTGCACCAGGTAACGAAGTTGAAGTATCGATTCAGTGGACAAAAGTTGTTGCCGGAAACGCTAATTTAGTTAAAAACAACAAGTATGCCATTGCGTATGGTGTTCAGAACGACACAAACTTATTCATTTGGGGTAATTCTGACGAAAAGAATATTTTTAGATTTAGTGGAATCTTAAGAGCGAATTATTTTGCAGTAAACTCATTTGTGGCAGTAGGAACAGATGAATTCGCAATCACAGACCTCGAACCACAATATCAATCGTTATTAGTGTTCAAGAAAAATGAAACAAAGATTGTTAACCCTGAGTTCAACCCCAACTTCGCTCAAAACCCTGGATTAAATAGATTTATTTACCCTTACAGAGATCTTAATAATGCAGTCGGAAACCTAGCTCCTAATCAAGTTAGACTTATCGAGAACAATCCTCTTTCACTGGATGGTTTTTCAATGTGGCGATGGTCATCAGCAACAGGCGTAGAAGATGAACGTAATGCAAAGATAGTCTCAGACAGGCTAAAATTAAGCCTACAAATCCTTGATTTATCACAGGCTGTTACATTTGACAATCAGAATGATAAAGAATACTGGCTCAATATAGCTGGTGTGGTGTACGTTTGGAACTACGGAAACGATACGTTTTATAGATATACTAACATCACTGCTACAGAAATTATAGACATTGAAGGTCAAGTGTATTTTGCTGGAAATGGTAACGTTTCTAGGTTCGATAGAGAATTTTTAGCAGACGGAGAAGTTTTGGGAGATACAATACCTTGTAGAATGGCAACTGGATTCTATGATTTTGATTCGTTGGAGTATAGAAAATTTATGACTAACCAATGGGTATCGATCAAACCACACCCTAGAACAGAGTTAGATATTAAGTTCGTAACAGACATTAAAAACGAGGAAGATTCAAAAACCTTTACCGTTAGATATGTTTTGATGGATTTTGATAACGTTGACTTTAATGACTGGTCTTTCTTGACAAACTTAAACCCACAGCCACAAAGGTTAAGAGGTAAGATTAAAAAATTTACTTATCTACAAGTGATATTCGAAAACGATACAAATAATGAAGAGTTAACCATTTTGAAGCTGTTATTACAGGCTCAATCACAAGGTTATTCAAGATAGGAGGTAACAAATGGCAAAGAAAACATTACCGCAGTCTACTTACGCTACTAATAACATTCAAAATCAACCCGATCAAGTAAAAGGCCAAGCAACTGCATTAAAATTATCTTTTGACCAAACTGGAATTGATTCAAAGACGTACAACAACACAACGTTATTACCTGCATTAGCAGATGAAACTTTAGGTAATAGTGGGTCTAATGCAATCGGACACAACTCAGCAAGTGTGACAGCTAACAACGTTGGTGACGCACTAGAAGAAAATAGACAGATTATAGATAACTTAAGTACAGCTGATGGCCAAAATGTTAAATTGACAGGTAATCAAACAGTAGCTGGAACTAAAACGTTTTCATCTAGCCCTATAGTTCCAATACCTTCTAGTGGCACGCAAGCGGTTAACAAACAATACGTAGATGATTTAGCACCGCTTAATATTTCTGACGGAAGTTTAAAAGATATTAAACTGTCAGATGAACCAGGTAACATCAAAAGCAATGTATATAACTCACAACTTTACGATGCTGCTAGATTTGCAGTTAGTCAAAAAGGTTTATGGGACGGTCAATCAGACGCAGATGCTACAGTTGGTGCTGGCTTTATATTTGGTGTCGATACGGCTGATAAAGCGGTAGGAAAACAAAGCTATAAAATTACAACCTCTAATGGTTCTGGCTCGGCTAGGTTTGAAAATTTAACCCCTATAGATTTCTCAAAATTATTAGGTGGCGAGGATTTTACTGCAAGTGATTTCTTAGGAATGCTTACAAAAGTTATAGATTCGTCTGTAATAACTAACATTGGAATAGAACTGTGTAGTGATGCTGTTTTTAGCGGAGACTATTCGAGGTACATTTTCACTGATTTTACAGACAATAAATGGGAAGTGGCAAGCGTAGTAAATACGCCTTTAGTTATTGGCACTGGTGCTGATTTATCAAACATTCAATCATTTAGAATTTTTGTAACCGCAACTGGAGTTACTAATGTTAATTTTAACTACATCCAAAGTATTAAAAAACACCCTACACTAGCACAACCTGAGTATTTCCAAGAAAAAGTAAACGGGATAGACACAGCTATTTTTACGGTAGATACAGGGAATTACTTCGTAGGCAAAGAGTTCGGAAAATATATCATTCGTGATATAAAAGGCTCTGATGCAAGTAGTTTTTCATCATTAAGAACAAATATTCAATGGGAAAGTGGAATAGCTAGATTAATAAAAAGAACGCAATCCGTGGCTACTTTAAGATCTATAACGTATTGGGTTGAGTCAGATTATGACAACCCTAATTTTGAAAACAATGTAAGGCTTTCAATCGAAAGTGATAACTTAAGACTCGCAGTAAGAGAAAACAATATACAAGTTCTTTATACTGTGCCACTACCTATCGAACCTGGTGATACTGTAGAGTTAGTATTAAAGAAAAAAGGTAGTAGTTTAACTGCAAGAGGTAGAGTTAACTTTGGAGAATGGTCTGAATCAATCACAGCTGAAACAACTTTAATTGGCGGGATACTCACATTTGGAGCGCATAACAACGAAAATGACGACATGCTGTTTGCTGGGTTCTCTGCAATTGACTATGTTGATAGTGCGGGTGTTTCTGAAACTGCTAAGAGGTTGGAAGAACAAGCGTATTGCGAATATACTAGACCCTCTACACAGTCAATACCAGAGACTGTAACCAAAGTGCTTTTCACAAATAAAGTAAAAGACAACAGAAATGAATTCGATGTAGACACTAGCACATGGACGTGCAGAGAAAGTGGTTATAGAACTGTATCAGCATTTGGAGCGTTTACTGCAGATAATAATGGTTTTAGATACCTTTCTGCTTATATTGACAATGTAGAATTTGAACCCGATGTAAGGAATGCCGCTGGACTAAACTTTACTTGCACGCCAAGGGTTTCGTTTAAAAAATGGTTTGACGCAGGTGACACTATTGATTTCAGAGCCTACCAAGTGAGCACAGGCAGTCCATTGAACCTACTGGCTGGCAGCAGATTTGTAATTAGTAAATAGGAAGGGGTGATATTGTGCTATTAGAATTAAAATACAATGGTTGTTTATCAACAAAATTACATGGCGAATTAATAGAAGCAAATGTATATCCGATAGATAAATACTTTGTCGGTGAAGAAAATCCAACAGTGATACTTTTTTCTGACATTCAAAAAACCACAACAACAGACGAACAAGAACAAACAGTAACTACTTATCAGAAACTTACAAAAGAAGTTATTGACGAAGGATTAGAAACAGAACACACGGTTGATGTTTGGTACGATTACACAGCAGAAGTAACAAACCCAATTGATGGAGAACCAGTGGGTTTATTGGCGAAGGTTCAAGCGGTAGTTGATGCACATGATTGCACGCCATTACCAGTACCGAAGACTGAAGCGGAAATACAAGCAGAAAACATAGCTATTCTCTTCTATGAACAACAAAAGCTAAAGGGGGAAATCTAATGTCAAAATATCATATGACTAAAAAAGCGATAGAGATGGAACTTTATAATGATCAAGAATTAATCAAACTAAGAGACATTACGCTTGACAAGTATTTATCTGATCAAGATATTAATCAAGTTGAATACGACGAATTAAAATCAATGATTGCGGTAGCGTTGGCGGTGTAATATGTTTGACTTAATTAAAAACATAAAAATAGTTACGGTTGATAAAGAGAAGGTAGAAAAAATAAATTCTACCTTCCGCACCAACCTTTTGCAGATAACTCTAATTATGCTATTTTCAATCTGTATAGCACTTTATTTTGTACTCGATAACTTTGTCATAGTGCCTAAAGTAAACATCTTACAGGCTGATATTGATCAGCTACACGAATACATTAATGAAGATAAAGCAGAAATGGTGTATAATTATATACAAGAGAATGGTTTAACTGATTACAACGAGTTAGAAAACATAAACGGCGTATCGTTCAAAACTATTGAAAAGTTAGAAAAGTACACCTATATAAAGGAGGTAGACTAATGGCGTTAACTGATAGAGAGAAAAAAATAAAGTCAGATTACGAAAAAAGATACAAAGAACGATTCGGTAAGTCGGCCGGATCAACGAAAAAAGAACCTAGAGAAAAGCGAACCTATATTGATGAAAGAGGTAGAGAACAAACTAAAACTGTTAACTTAGCAGCCGAACAACGTGGCAAAGAAGCTAGAGAAAGTGGAAAAACCACAGGTAGTGGTAGATTAACAAGTGCTTTCGATAAAAATAGAGACAAAACTAGACGTTATGGTTCAAGTAGACAAGAACCTACTTTCGATTACGAGGACTTTATTAACAGAATCGAACAAAAGAGAATTAAAGCTGGTACAGAATCCGCTAAAAAGTCAGCAGAAAGCCAACTAAGTGCATTAGGCCAACGTAGAGAAGCGGTAGCGCCAGCGTTTAGACGAGCTAGAACCGGTGTCAAAACTCAATCAGAGTTAGGTAAAGAAGCGTTCAGAAAACTGTTAGCATCAAAAGCATTAGGCGGTGGCGAACAGGCACAAGGCGCTGAACAACAATCCGAAATAGCGCAAAATGTTCAATCCGGACAAGCGTTAAGCGGATTACAAGCACAAGAAGCGCAAGAATTGTCAGGAATAGCAGCACAAGAACAAGCTGTAGAATCAGGACTTGCTAGAGATATTGCAGCGTTAGAAGCTGGCGGAGAAGCATCAGCACTCGATAGAATACTTCAGATGCAAATGGCTGATAGAGAGCGAGAGTTACAAAGAGGTGACATTGAAGAACGGCGAGCATATCAAGAAGGTTTAGCAGAAGAACAACGAGGTAGACAAGCCGAAGAACAACTCAGACAAGAAGCTATTAGCACAATAGGTCAATATGGAGCAGATTACCAAGCTGAGATTAACAGAAGAATGGCAATTAACCCTAACGATCCGCTTATTCCGTATTTACAAATGGCTAGACAACAGAAAATAGCAGGAATGGAACAAGGACAAGCTACAGCCCAACAAGACGCAACAGACTTCGCTATGAGCAAGTGGACTAAAGGTATCCCTTTAACACCACAAGAAATGCAATTGATTGGAGCACCTACTTCTACAAAACCGAAAACTGGTGGCGCAGCGGTTAAACCACCAAAACCATTAGTATCAACTAACGAATATCAACAAGGGATAAACGCAATAATAGACAGGTTAAGTACGCGAGATCCTATAACTGGAAGCGCAGTAAGACCAACTGGCTCGCAAGTTGTTGATGCTACTGCTGACTATATAGTATCTATTCAAGATGAATTAACAGACGAACAAGCTATTGAATTGATTTCTAAAAACGGATTAAGTATGAGAGAAATACAACAGGCAGAAAACAGATTAGAATTATATAGAACTTTAGGGAGGTAAAGATGTCTTTATCACAACGATTGGCAAATAAAAGCAAATCAAAATTGAGCGAAAGATTAGGTGCCAAACCACAGCCTAGACTAATGGAAGTTGATCCTTCCAAAAGAATACAAGAAAGTATAAGAAGAGTTGGGGCTGAAGCACCCGATCCACTAAAGCAAAATATATTCGAAACCGATGATATAAAAGTAATTGGAACTAGTAAAACTCCAGAACAACTTAAAAGCACAACAACTAGAACGCCTGATGATATTCAGAAAGAAATTATGTCTATCACTAGAAAACCTAAACAAACACAATCTGAAATAGATAGAGTAAGAGAACTTAACCAGGAGTTCTTGAGATCACAAGCAAGAGAAAAGCCATTCGGCGCAGGTATTGCAAAAGGAATTACAGCAGGTGTCCAGCCTAAGTTATTAGAAAAAATAAGTACACCTGAGACTACCGAAGCGTTTAAAGAGGCAGAAAAGACAACTCCTTTTAAAGTTGGTGAAGTTTTAGGTAAAGCTGGATTGTACGGTGGTGCTTATTCTTTGGGTGGCGGTGCTATAACAGGAGGCGCAGCACCATCACTAGGAGCAGGCGGAGTTGGAGCGGCAACAGGAACTTTAGCCCCTACTTTATCTCAAAGATTAGCTGTTAGTGCTGGTACAGGTGCTCTTGGTACGTTAACTGGCGAACTTGCAAAAGATGTTACTATCGGTACTGGTATCGGTGCTATTGAAGCTGCAACTGGCGGAAGAAATGTAGGGCAAGAAATTGCTGAAAACGTGACTTTTGACATTGTTGCGAATTTGGTTTTTGCAGGAGCAGGAAAAGTTATAAAGGGATTAAGCGAATTAAGACAATCAGGAGCAACAGAACAAGTTGCAAAACAGCTTAACATTGACGCTAAAAAAGCTGATAAATTAATAGACACAGTTGTTAAAAAGAATCCTGACATAGCAAAAGAATTAGGATTAGAGGGTGTAAGCGCAGAGGACTTCCTTAAGACACAAGAGAGAGTTGCAAAAGATATTGAAGTAGAAGAGTATTACAAACAATTTGACAAAACACCTCAACAAGTAACTGACGACTTCAATACATGGCGTAAAGAGAATTTTGGTGGAGCTTTTGGTAAAACCGACGCAGATACAGAACAAGCCTTAAAAGAGCTTTACTTAGAGACTACTGGAATAGACGTAGATGTTGCATTAAGAGAGTCGTTAGAACCTCAGATAACAGGACAAAGACAGCAATTAGAAGCACTTAGACGACCACAAGAAGTTTCACCTACTACCATAGAACCACCGAAACCAGTAGAAGTACCACAAATAACAAAAGAAGCTGATTTAACAGAAGTAGATAAATCTATATTAGAAGAAATTAATAAAATTAATATAGAAACAAATATGTTGAAAGAGAAAATACAAAATTCTAACTTTGGCATTGAAGAAAAATCAAGAAGATTGAAAACAATTGGAATGGAGCAAGCTGCGAAAAAAAGAAAATTAATACAGGGTGATTCGTTTAATGAAGTAGAAGGTGGATTAACTCCAAAAGAATTATCAAAAAAAATAGCAAAGGAACGTACTAATTATAAAGGAAAAAGTGTTATAACTCCTTTTGGTGAAGGGAACGCAACAGGGAGAAGTGCTTTTGGTAGAGTTGAAGTTGAATTTCCTGACGGTTCAAAAAAATATATTGATTCGATAGACGTAAAACCAAAAACTACCGTAGAAGAATTAATATCAAAAACAAAAAAAGAGGAAATAAAAAAAATTGAATCACCTAAACCGATTGAACAAACTAAAACCATTCCACAACCTGTGGATATATCTGTGGGTAAACCTAGAGAAGCTGAGTTTAAAACTCCTGAGGTTGGAGTGAGTGAAGCAAATTTCATTGAAACCGCTAGAAGATCAGACGATACAACTGCAGAATTGACTAGAAGAATCAAAGATTTAGAACTTGCTACAACATCGAACGAGGCTAGGACTGAATTAGCAAAACAAGTAGTAAAAGAAAACTTCGAAACCGCTGTAAGAATGGTTAAAGAAGGTGATCAATTTGGTAGTGCTATTGAACCTGAAATAGGCAGAGACTTAATTTCTAAATTACAAGTAGCCGGAAGAGACGCGGAGGCAGTAGAAATCATTGAATCATTAGCGAAGAAGTTTAGACGAGCAGGGCAAGACGTGCAAGCTGCATCTATATGGTCTAAAAACACTCCTGAGGGAATGCAGAAGTGGGCAACCAATACATTAAGCGAAGCAAATGTAAAAGTCGAACCCAAGTTAATTTCAGAGGTTGGAGACGATATTAGAATGATTAACAAAATGACACCACAGGAATTGGCCGAGGCTATTTCGAAAAGACTTGGTAAAGCAGGCGAAAAAGAAGCTATTCAGAATCAAATCTTATCTAGTAACAGTTTTGAAGAGTTAAAAGCAATGAACACTGCTCTTACTATGAATAAAGTTTTTGAAAAGATCCCAGTAGTTAAAGCAAGAAAACTATCAACTATTCAAGCGATGTCTCACCTGTTGAATGGAAGAACATTCCTTAGGAATATCTTTGGCAACACGGCGTCGATAGCTGGTGAAATGACTTCTAGGATACCAGCCTCTATAGCTGACAGGGGTATATCGATGTTTACTGGTAATCGTTCTGTAATAGCTAAAATGCCACCTTGGAAAAAAGCACTTAACGAAGGGTTTAGAGAAGGAAAAAAATCTTTCTTTGAAATCACTGCAGGAGTATCAAAAGGTAAGCAGAGTAAGTACGACTTGTTATTTGGTAGTGCTTTTAAATCAAGGCTAGGTAAGGGTTTGGAAAAAACAATGTCAGTTTCATTGCAAACGCCAGATGAATTTTTTAAAGGATTCACTAAAGCTGATTCTGTTTATAATCAAGTCAGAGCAAGATTAGGCAAAGAAGTTGATAAAATGTCTTTTGATGAAATCATGGGAAAAGCCACAAGAGAAGAAATAGAAACAGCTGTAAAAGAAGCGGAGTTTGCAACTTTTCAAAATGACAGTGGGTTAGCTGATTTTATGAGTAAAACAAAGTCGCACCTTAACAGACTTCATTTGGACACAAATAAGAAATTATTCAAAGAGGTCGGAGAATTTGGATTAGGCGATCTAACATTAAAATACACTAGAGTTCCAGGAAATATAATTACAAGAGGTTTCGAATACTCTCCGTTAGGGTATACAAAAGCAGCAGCATCTATATTCGACTTAGCAACGACAGGTAAAAATATTTCTCCACAAACTCAACGAGAATTAGCAATGCAAATAGGTAGAGCTACAACTGGAACTGGTTTGATTGCTTTGGGTATGAAGTTAAATGATCTTGGAATCATAAGTGGAGCTGACGACAGCAAGGATTATGATGTAAATGCATTTAATCAAGCAGAAGGTCTTGGAAATTACAAAATCAATACAAGTGCACTAGGTAGATTGATTAAAGGAGAAAGCACAGAGAAGCAAAGTGGTGATACTATTAAATCATACAATTGGGCTGCTCCTATGACGACTCCTATAGCTGTAGGAGCAAGATTGTCAGCAGAGAAACCAGGTAACCCAAAAGACGCATTAAAATCATTAAGTGAAGCAACGTGGGAAGAAGCAGTAGATTTACCTACAATGTTCATCATTAAAAAAATGATGTATGAAGGCATGAGGGATGATACTAATTTTACAGATATATTATCAGTACCAGCTAAAGAAGCGTTACCTGGGTTTGTTCCTAGTATAGTTAGGCAAACTGCGCAAGCTATTGACCCGGTTATCAGAGAAACAAGGACAGGAGAGAGTCCATTTACAGATAAAATTAAGGCTAATATACCAGCTTTGCCGTTTTTGCCAAAGAAATACACCTCAAAAGGATTGCCAGCTAAATTCGATCCCTTAGGAAGAGAGATGAAAAGAACTAGCGGACCTATCGGATCTTTATTAGATCCTGCTACTACAACAACTTACGAACCAACTGATTACGGTGATAAAATTAGAACCATCTCTGAATTAACTAACGAAACTAAAGTTTTCCCTGATAGAAAACCTCCTAATAGTTTCAAATTTAATAAAGAAGTGTTAAACTTAACACAAGAAGAAAAACAATTGTGGCAAGAAACAGAAGGTAAATATGTAGATGAGATGTATTCAAGATATCTAAAAGACAAAGAAATCAAAACACAAGAACAAGCAATTTCAGCTTCTAGAGTTCTTGCTAAAATTAAATCAGATGGTTCAACAAAAGCCAAAAGGGAAGTGTTGAAAGCGAGGGGTAACTAATGTTAAATGATTTTTTAACTTTTGCAAGTGCGTTAATTATGTTAGTTGGTATAATCACGGTTATTGTTTGTTATACAAAAGACGTTATAGACAAAATAAAGGATAAACTAGGAGGTGCTAAATGACAACAGTGCAAGTAGCGGTTTCATCTACTGTTCTAGTCGGGTTTATTGGTGCTTTAATCAAGATAGTATACAGCAATTTAGATGTAAGGGTAAGCAGACTTGAAAAAGAGTCTGCTACCAAAGAAGAATTGAATAAAGTAGAACAATACCTAATTAGAGTAGAGGGCAAGATTGATCAATTATTAGTTATGAGGGGAGGTAGTGGTGAGAAATAAAATATTATGGGCTGTATTTGTAACTTTAGTTATAAGTGTTCTATTATTAGGACTTACATACAAACCAAGTATAACCACAGCTACATATGAAGAGTTAACCGAAGTATACGGTATAGGACACGATAGAGCGCAGAGTATAATCTATTACTGTGACGCTAACGAAAACGCCACAGTGGAAGATTTGGATTATATAGACGGTATTGGCTTTAAGACCGTAGATATACTAAAAGAAAGGTGGAAATAATGAATAAACCTGAAGTAATCATCATACATCATTCAGCTACAAAGGATGGTACAACAAAGGATTTTAACGCTATTAAAAGGTATCACGTGGAAAATTTAGGATGGCGTGATATAGGATACAATTGGGTTATAGAGAGGGTTAATGGAGTGGCTACAGTTATCCAAGGTCGTTCAGAAAACATCAGTGGAGCGCATACAAAAGGCATGAACGATAAATCTATCGGTATATGTGTAGTTGGTAACTATGACAAAGATAATGTATCTACTGATATGTATAACGAATTGGTTGATTTGATCGCAGATATTAGGAGTCGTTACGGAGACTTACCACTTAAGCAACATAGTGATTACGCAAACAAAACTTGTCCAGGACTCAACTTTCCTTTTAATCAGATAGTTAAGGATACAAATTCAAGTAAATGTCCTCAATGGAAGGAAGATGCTGTGCAATGGGCATTAAGAGAAGGTGTTATCGATAGCTATCACGACCCACTAGAACCATTAGATATCGGCGCTTACTTAGAAATAGAAAGAAAGAAGTCTTCGAGAAAGAAAGAATTTGGAGGATATTATGGATAATAAGAGATTTAGAAATAAAGGTTTTTGGATGGCAATGTTTTCATTAGTAGCAATCACAGGCCAAGTGTTTGGCTTATACCACGTTCCGGAAGGATATGACACATGGGTTAATGCTGTATTAGCTGTAATGACTGCCGCAGGTGTATTTATTAATCCTACTACTATTGGATTTAGGGATTAATTATGCTATACTATAACTACCAACCTTTCATTTTTATTTTGAACCGAGTCACTATTAATTTAGTGGCTCTTTTCTTTTATAATAATGCTTTGGTGAGATTGTGAGTGAGCAGACTATCCCTTATAAAAAGAGATAGAAATAATGCTTCGGAGCCGATTTTTCGCTCGCTATAACAACTCAAAGGTGCCACGGTCAGCCTTTACCACCTTAACCACTATAGTTAATCGTTGCCCTATCCTCACAAAAGTGAACTGTACGGTAATCATCGAGGATCAACAAGGTCCTTCTGACGGACTAATCATACTTAGTTAGAGTATGTGTTATATTAACGTGATTAACTCTCACGACCAAATAAAAAAGCCTCACGATAAACGCAAGGCTTGAACAATCTCTAAAAATTTAGTATAATGTAATTAGATACATTTCCTTTTAAAAGGTCTTTATTCGATAGTTGGGTTTATCGGTAACTACTTAGAGTGTTGGTAGCACTACTAAGATTTGTATTTAATTACTTATAGTATATCATACTTGAATACTTAATTCAACTCATCAATGGTTCCGGCAAGTTCCTGATGGGTAATCCGCCAAACTACTTCTAACGAGGTAGTTTTTTCTTTGCCTAAAATTAATTTAAAATAAGTGTTGACGTACATTATTATGTATGATATTATGTACATATAGCAAAGGTGGTGAGCAAGTGAAAACGATTGGTATTACTAAATTTAGACAGAATATGAAAAAGACAATTGAGAGTTTAAAAAAGAATGAAAAAATAGAAGTGTTGCAGAATAACGAGGTGTTGTTTACGGTAATTAAGAAAGGGGAATAACGATGGCAAAAGCAAATTGTCCTATTTTTAATAAGCAAACTGGAAAAGAAACAATGGTTACCATGGCAATGTATAAATGCATGTTAGGTATAGAATCCACTTTAAATATAAAATATTACGGAGAAACTTTCGAAGATGCTTTACAATTTATATCTGACCACAAAGAAGAAAGTGAAAAGAAAGCTAAAAAAAGCGGTCGTAGTTCTAATTATTATGGCGGTGGTTATGATTTTGATGGAACTTGGGCGGATGGGATGCAATTTGAAGACCCAAGATTTTAGATTAATTATCTATTAGAACATTACGAGGAGGGTTAAGGATGAATTTAGAAGAAGCAAAGAGAATTAGCAGAAGTTTAAAAGGTGTCGAGAAAAAACATAAGGATGATAAAGTGTTTACATTTGATACAAATATTTCAGAAATGGCAGCGGAATCAGCAAAAACTATTGATTGGCTTATTGATGTGGTTGAAACTTTAGAAGGTTCTATGAGTGATGTTTCAGAAATGTCTATAGATAGCTATGAAAGGTTTGGTAGATAATGAAACCTTACACTAAACTAGAACTGCAACGTCAATACGTAGTAGATAAAGAAAAACCTTGGTTTATGCCTAACGATGGCAAATGCATCAACTGTCACGAGGATATACCATCGCAGTACACAGAAAAACATTGCGAGACAAAGTTGATCACTAGATGTAAAAAATGCGGTAGAAGTTTATTATAGGAGGAAGGTTATGAAAGTATTATATAACGGAACAATGCTAGAAGGAACTTCGTTAGAAATAAATACAACTAGATACGTTGATCACATCAGCAAAGAGTCTTTAACACTAACCGAAGTTGTAAAAGGTCAAGGCAGAGAAGTCGTTAACGAAATAGATATCTACATTGACGAACTAAAGTTAATAGCTAACGAGTTAGGTTATGAGGTGGTGAAGAAATGAACTGGCAAGCAGATATGAACGGAGAAGAATTAGAAACAGCTTACGAAGAGTATTTACAAGAAACTGGCGGTAACTATGACTAAGCTAACGTTAATAGAATACCACTTAAACAAACTTAAACATTTCAAGAAACTTAACCAAGAGTTAAGAAGTATTGATAATCAACTCAAAATTGGCGAGTATAAAGAAAACTATGACAAAGCAGTATTACGGTATAGAAAAGAAATAAAATGGCACTCAGAAGCAATTAAGACGTTGGAGGGATTAGATGAACCTATGGGAAAAGATAGTAGAGGTTAGGAAATCAATCGATGGTTTGGCTAAAGATAAGAAAGGATTTAATTTTTCTTATGTAACTGGAGATCAAATTCTAAGTAAGATAAAAGGAAAAATGGACGAACTAGGGTTAATACTTCAACCTTCTACACAATCAGGAGAATGGCACGAACATAAATACGTGAGTTCGAAAGGTAAAGATAAGATAGACTTCTTAGTTTGGGGTCAAGGCTCTTATACTTGGATTAACGCAGAAAAACCCGAAGAAAGAGAAGTTATTCCATTTGCGTATTACGGACAACAAGGAGACGATGTATCACAAGCTTACGGAACTGCACTAACGTACGCAGAAAGATATTTCTTGTTGAAATATTTCGGAATACCAACCGATGCAGATGATCCTGATAATAGAAGACAAACTAGCGAATCGAATCAAAGTGGAACGACATCAAGCAATTTATCAGAAAAGCAAGTCAAAAGGTTATTCGCAATTGCAGGAAGTAAAGGCAAATCGGCAGCAGATGTAAAAGCAGATGTATTGAAATCAACAAAGAAAACTAAAATCGAAGATATGACTAAAGCTGAGTATGATAAAGCTTGTAGCTATTATGAGGGTTTATAGCGGTGTAAAATCCGCTTGAAAGGCTGGTAACGTGAAATACAAAGAAACACAAAATAGAAAGATGGCTATACTAAGAGCTATAAGCAAAGGCGATTACATGAATAAAAACATCGCCAAAGAGTTAGGACTAACATCGCAGAAAATATCCTATGACAAGCAAACTCTCTACAAAGATGATTTTATAGACAGAGGATTTGATAACCAGGTATGGGTATTAACTGAAATCGGTGAAAATGCTTTAAAATATGGAATTGAATTATTAGTGCCTACTGAGGATAGAAAACTCGAAGTATTATATCACCTTTACAACACTACAGAGCCACTGTACAAGATTAACAGCAACTCAGACTACCAATACAACCCATACAGCTATCATAAGAAATGGCTAAAACATAATGGATTTGTAACTAAAGGTCAAGGTCGAGGTAAACTTACTGAAAAAGGTATCAAAGCATTAAAAGATAAATCAATAGCAAAGTATATGGAGGTATAGAATGAAAAATGATCAATGGCTATCTATTAAAAAGATGGCGAAACATTTCGGATTGGAAGACGGCAAAGACAAATTAATCGAGGAACGTTGCGAATTTGAAAAAGCTAGATTTGAATTTGAAAAAGAACCAAATAAACACAACCTAGAACAGATCATATTTGAAGCTGTAGACGAAATAGTTGTTTTGTTAAGGTTAATAATGAGTTATACTTTAATGGTGATTAAAGATGAAAAGAAAGCTATTACATTTCTATCAGCTGTATTCAAGAATGCATTGAACTACAAGATTGATAGAACTGTAGACTGGATTGATAGTAGATATTACGAATAGGAGAGATTATATGAATCAAATTACAGTTACAGCGGTATTAGGAAGGGATTTAGAGTTAAAGTACAGTCAAGGCGGATCTGCTATAGCTAGCGGAAGTGTGGCAGTTAAACGTAAGTTTGCAAAAGAAGGATACCAGGATACAGACTGGTTAAACATTAAAGCGCTTGGTAAACGCGGAGAAACGATGGCACAGTATTTATCCAAAGGGTCGAAAGTGTTAATTACAGGAGCATTTCAGATTGACCAATACGAGAAAGACGGAGAGAAGAAACAGTTTCCTTATATCTTAGTTGACAACTTTGAATTTTTAGATAGCAAGAAGAAAGAAAACGACTACAGCCAAGAATTTCAAGATATAGATAATGATGAATCGATTCCTTTCTAGCAATACCAACGATTACAGCCACTTTAACAGGTGGCTTTTTTTTAGTGCAAAATATTTTGCGGTAATTAATTCAAAGAATAATGTTGACATTGGTTTTAAAACAAGTATAATAGTGTTAGGAGGTGAACAAATGAAGAGAGAAGTTTTATTAACAACTAGCGTTAAAGTTCAAGAGGCTGGCACTAATATTTTTATAACATTGCCATCTACAGTAAGAACTATTTTAAAAGCTAAGAAAACAGATGAAGTTGAGTATGTGATTTACGACGATAAGAGTATTGAGATCAGAATGAAGGAGTAGTTATGCAAGGGTATATTTTTCTACACAGGCAAGTTAAAGAAAATTGGATATGGAAAGATAAGCCGTTTTCTAAAGGCCAAGCGTGGGTTGATATACTTTTAAGAGTTAATCATAAACCAGCTAAAGTGCCTATAGGAAATCAAATAGTAGAGGTTGAGAAAGGTCAAACTATTTGGTCTGTAAAGGACATGTCTAACGAATGGGGGTGGAGCAGAAAGAAGGTAGATAACTTTTTAAACACTCTTCAAACAGATTGCATGATTGCTCAAAAAAGAACAACAAAGTATACACTTATAACCGTTGAAAATTGGGAGTCTTACCAAGTTGAGGGACAACAAAAGAACATCAACGGAACATCAAAAGAACATCAACGGAACACAAACAAGAATGATAAGAATAAAGAGAATGAAAATAAAAAAGAATACACTTTAGAATTTGAAGAACTTTATGCCATTTACCCTAATAGCAAATCAAAGAGAGATACATTTAACAATTATACAAAAAGGTTAAAAGAATATTCTCATGAACAGTTACTTCAAACTGTAAAAGCGTATTCAAATCATGTAAAGAAAAATAATGTTACTTTTATTTATTCTAGCAATAATTTCTTTGGAAATAAAGCTTATTTTGAAGATTGGATAAAAGAAGAACAGAAAAAAGTTATTAAACCAGTAAAAGGACCTATGGAATTAGATTGGGGTTAAAATATGGACACACAACAATTAAAAGAAATGTTAGGCTACAGAGCAAAAGATATTATACTAGCAGGGATTGGAACACAAGAAAACAGATCACACAAAATATCGTGTGTATTTCATAACGAAAAAACACCTAGTATGGGATGGTTTGAAGAAGGTTTATGCTTTAACTGTTTGGGGTGTGGTGAGAACCTAGATATATTTCGTTACTATATGGAGTGGGAAAGTTGTTCTTTTCAAGAAGCTAAAGTTAAAGTAGCGGACCTATTAGGAATTGACTTGGATATACCTAGCACTTTAAATGCTAAGAAGAAATACAAGGTTCCTCAAGATAAGTTTAATGAACTTGGTCCACAAACAATCAAGATGGCCACTGACAGGGGTATACTAAAATCAACTTTAGAAGAATGTGGAGTACAAACTATATACAAGGGTAAAGATGAGTGGTTAGTTTTTAAACATCTTAATTCTAAAAGAAAACATATCTTTAACACTTATAGAAAGGCCACTGAAAAAAAATGTAGTCGAGAAAAAGACTCTAAGCCTATTCTATGGGGAGTTGATACATTGGACCCGAAGAAACCAGTTATAATTACAGAGGGCCAATTTGATAGGATGGTTGTACATCAATGTGGATATACTAACGTTGTATCAGTGCCGAGTGGTATAAAAGAAAACGCATGGATTGAAAATAGTTGGGCGTTAATTGAAAAAGTAGATAAATTTATTATATGGTCCGATTCAGATCAAGCTGGTTTAGACGGGGCCGAAGAAATAAGAAGTAGGATAGGCAAAGATAAAGTTATTGTTGATTACCACGACGAATGTAAAGATGCTAACGATTTACTTATGCAGCATGGACCAGAAGCGGTAAAAGAGTTTATTGATAATTTACTAGCAGAAAGAACAGAAGGTCTTGTTAATATGGGTCGTAGAAAAAGAAAAGGCCAAAGCAACACAGAGTTTTATACTGGGTTCAACGAAATTGATAGGCATTTCAAAAAGTTTAAAGGTGGACAGCTAACTTTATTGTTTGGTAGAGATAACGAAGGTAAATCAACTGTAATGTCTCAAATGATTGCTAATATATTAGAAAGTCAAAAAGTATTTTTGTATAGTGGTGAGTTATCAGATGATAATATTGAAGATTGGATAATGAGGCAAGTAGCGGGATTCGAGAAGGGTTTGTTTGATAAAACTTTTGACGAATGGGGTGATGCAGTATTTTCAATAAAAAAGGATATAAAGAAAGCTATACTTACCTGGTATAGAGATATGTTTTACGTTTATGAAAAGAAAGTTGATGTTACTGGCGATTCTGGGTTATTCAAAGTTATGGAATTAGCTTATAGACGTCATGGTGTAAAATTCTTTGTAATAGACAACTTAATGTCTGCAATTGAAGATACGAATGGAGAAGAGAACGCACAACAAACTAACTTTGTAAAAAGATGCAAAGCTTTTGCTCTTACACACGATGTTCAAGTAGTATTAGTGGCCCATCCTAATAAAAGTGGATCTATTGAAGGGGTACCATTAGAAAAAGTTCATGTAGCTGGAAGTAAAAATATAACTAATATAGCTGATAACATTTTAGGTATTGAACGTGTTTGGGATATAACTGAAGAAGAAGTAGAGGTTGATTCCAATGGAGTTCCATACACTGGTATTATAAGAGCGTTAAAAGACAGAGTTACAGCTGGACGTAAAAACTTTTATTTTCATTTTGATAAAACTTCACTTAGATTTCACAGTGAAGAAACACCAGCTAAAGTTGAATACGGTTGGAAATATTATCTACCAAAAGTGGTAACTTATAATAACGGTACCACTCAAACTTTTAAGAAAGGGGAAATGGGTGAAGCTATTAAATAAATTATGGCAATTAGGAATATGTAGAAGGGTAGTAGAATGGTTAACGTTTGAAATAGAGAGTAGAAAGAAAGTTAAATACGATGGCTAATAGGTAGATATATAGAAAGGGTGTATAAAATGAATGAGGCTAGTGTTAGAGTTAGACAAGTTCCTGTTGAAATAATTTGGGAATGTGAAGAA